TGTATATTATGTACTATATGTCTAATATACATTTAGGCAACTTAAAACTAACAAACATAGGCACACAAGGAGGCTTACATTATGGCATCATTAGCTGAAATAAGGGCGAAGTTAAAATCTCAAGAAGTGAATCGCTCCACTTCCAACACAGGCGGAGACAACGCCATCTATCCACATTGGAACATAGCAGAAGGATCAGAAGCAGTAATCAGATTCTTACCCGATAAGGATACAACAAATACATTCTTCTGGACTGAGAGAAACATGATCAAATTACCTTTCGCAGGTATCAAAGGTCAGACTGACTCAAGACCAGTACAGGTACAAGTACCGTGTATGGAGATGTATGGCAAGACTTGCCCAGTACTGACTGAAGTTCGACCATGGTTCAAAGACAAGAGCATGGAAGATATGGGCAGAAAATATTGGAAGAAGAAAAGTTACATTTTCCAAGGTTTTGTTACAACAAATCCGTTAGCAGAAGACTCAACACCTGAGAACCCGATTAGAAGATTTATCATTGGGCCTCAGATCTTTAACATCATCAGAGGAGCATTGATGGATCCAGAGATGGAAGAAATGCCTACTGATTATGTGAAGGGTGTTGACTTCAGGGTCACTAAAACAACCAAAGGTGGTTACGCCGACTACTCAACATCAAAATGGTCAAGAAGGGAAAGAGCCCTCGAGGAAGCGGAGAGAGCCGCAATCGAGACACATGGGTTACACAACCTGGGTGACTTCAGACCAAAAGAGCCAACAGAAGCAGAAGTGAAAATAATCAAGGAGTTATTTGAGAAGTCTGTGGAAGGTGAGGCTTATGATCTAGAGCAGTACGGACAGTACTTCAGACCTGCGGGCATGGCTTACCAAGCTAAACCACAAGTGTCTGTACCGACAGCATCGGCTCCAGCGACAGTAAATGAGGCGACGCCTGTTACGGAATCTGCACCAGCACCACAACCAGAGGCGGCACCGGCGACGGCGGCTCCCGCGGGTGACAGTGCCAAGAGGGCAGAGGACATCCTGAAGTTAATCAGATCAAGACAAGCAAAATAATCTGACATTTTACCAAGGCCCTGATATTGACGTTAGGGCCTAGGTATGCTAATATATTAATATGAAAAAGAAAATACAAAAGGCTATTAATTGGATATTGTACAAACAAATACCTGCATGGGTTTTGATAGTAGCAATTATCCTTTGGATAGCATTATAAGGAAAACAAAATGACAAAAGTATTTGACGCAACAAAGTTTAGAAAGAGCATCACAAAATCAATCCAAGGATTAGGTGTGGGATTCAGCGATCCCACTGATTGGATCAGCACAGGAAATTTCGCATTGAACTATTTAATGACCGGTGATTTCAACCAAGGAATTCCACTGGGTAAGGTCACTGTGTTCGCAGGAGAATCTGGAGCAGGTAAATCATACATAGCGGCGGGGAACATCATCAAGAATGCACAGGAGCAAGGTATATTTGTTATACTGATTGACACGGAGAACGCACTGGATGAAAAATGGTTACAGGCATTGAAGGTAGACACATCAGAGAAAAAACTGTTAAAATTAAGTATATCAATGATCGATGACGTGGCGAAGACCATTTCAGAGTTCATGAAGGGTTACAAGGAGGCACACGCAGACGACAAGGAAGGGGCACCAAAAGTACTATTCGTCATAGATAGTTTAGGTATGATGCTCACACCAACTGACGTTAATCAGTTTGAAGCAGGTGACATGAAAGGTGACATGGGTAGGAAACCCAAGGCACTGACAGCACTTGTAAGGAACTGTGTCAACATGTTTGGTAGTTGGAATGTAGGACTTGTAGCAACCAACCACACATACGCATCGCAAGACATGTTCAATCCGGACGACAAGATATCTGGTGGACAGGGCTTTATCTATGCCAGTTCGATCGTGATCGCAATGAAGAAACTTAAATTAAAAGAAGATGAGGATGGCAACAAAGTCACAGACGTAAGAGGTATCAGGGCCGCTTGTAAAGTTATGAAAACAAGATACGCCAAACCTTTTGAGTCAGTGCAGGTCAAGATTCCATATGAAACAGGAATGGATCCGTACAGTGGTTTGGTTGACCTGTTTGAGCACAAGGGTGTGCTGGTACAAACCGGAAACAGACTGAAATACATCGATAAAGCAGGCAAGGAACACATAGACTTCAGAAAAGCATGGACAGGTGATAAATTAGATATGCTAATGGCAGACTTCAAAGAATCTACAGACTTTGCTAACAAGGAAGAAATTCCAGCAGTAGAAGTGATAGAAACGAAGCCAACAGCAAAAACTAAAAAAGCAGAACCAATCATAGAGAAGGAATAGATGCTAGACTTTACACACGAGGATGTTGAACGTTTGTGGAACTCCATTGTACATTACGTCCCCGAGAGACAGAAACTGGACATGGCCATTGACTTCATCAAGAGTCTGGAAGACATCGGCGTGGAGCATGACGAACTGAAAGCGTCGGCCGAGTACGACCCAAAACTTGAGGAAGCAATCAACACCGTGTTCGAGCAAGAGGAAGTGGACGAAGATGGATATGTCGAGGACGAATGATAAATTGGTACAATGAAGTCAGCAGGAACCTAGACAAGATACCGGACTGCGTGGCATACTTTGATGCCGAACTGCTAGAAGCAAGGAAGCAGTGCAAGATATACGGCAACCTAGAGAGGGCCAGTGCGTCACTGCCCGGCATAGTGGAAGAGAGATTTGGCCAACTGCAACAGCTCGAAGCCATACTCGAGTACCTGAACATAGAATTGAGAAGACTGAGATCCAAGACCTTCAGGAAATTCCTGGAGAACTACAATAAACTTTTAAGCAGTAGAGATGCAGAGAAGTACGTGGACGGTGAGGATGATGTGGTCGACATGAGCAAAATAATCAACGACTTCGCACTGATAAGGAACCAATGGCTGGGCATCACCAAAGGTCTAGACCAGAAGCAATGGCAGATAACAAACATCGTCAAACTGAGAGTGGCAGGGATGGAAGATGCCGACATCAGATAGGATAATACTAACAGACGTAGACGGAGTACTGCTGGAATGGGAACACCATTTCACCAAGTGGATGCAACTGCGATCATACTTCAACGAACACGGGACCAGGAACTATCCTTACAAGCTGGTAGACACTAGTCATGATGACTACGAAATGGCCAATAGATTTGGGGTAAGCAAGGACACAATCAGACAAGAGATCCGGGAGTTCAACAGGAGTGCCTGGATGGGAACACAGAGGCCCATGTTGGGATCACAGACCTGGGTGAAACTGTTACACGCCGAGGGATGGACCTTCGTGCCTATAACATCACAGACGTCAGACGTACCGGGACAGGAACTGCGTAAGAAGAGACTGGGGGAACTGTTTGGTGAAAATGTTTTTGAAAATTACCACATACTGGGCACAGGGGCCGACAAGGACAGTGCATTGGCCGAGTTCCATGACACCGGGCTGTATTGGGTCGAGGACAAGCCTAAGAACGCTCTAGCCGGGCTCTCTTACGGTTTAAAGCCTATATTAATAGACCATCCATACAATCAAGACTTTAAACATCCCGACGTAATACGTGTAAATAATTGGAAACAGATACACGAGGTAGTTAGTGGAAAAATCAAAAAATAAAAGCAATTTCTGTATAAGACCGTTCAATAGTGCGTTGATAAAAACCAACGGGGGTTTGAGAGTATGTTGCGAAATAGATACAAAACTAACCAAATTTAAAAATTTCAAAGAAAGCAATATTGAAAAGGATACCATGGAACAATGGTGGGTCAGTGACTACAACAATTACATAAGACAAAATTTTTTAGAAAATAAAAAGATAAAAGAATGTGCTAGATGCTGGAAAAAAGAAAAACAAGGACTATCCAGTCTTCGTACAAGATCAAATTATCAATACAAAGCTATATTTCAAAACAAGTATGAAAAGAATCTCAAACTTATAGGCAAAGATGCACTGCCATACCCGGAAGATGTAGAAATACAAATTACAAATTTATGCAATCTTAAATGTCAGATGTGTTCGGGATCGTCTAGCTCTCGGCTTCTCGTTGAAAATAATGCCCTCGGGTACGAAAAATTAAACCAGAAAGACTTTGACCTAAGCGACAAGAATTATGAAAAAATTAAGAATTTAGTAAAGCACGACATTAAATTACTTAATTTAAGAGGCGGTGAACCATTGTTCAATAAAAAGATTATAAACCTACTTTCGACTCTTGTCCTAAGCAAAAAAGCAAGTGAAATATCCTTGCATATAACAACCAATGGCACAATATGTAACAGCGAAATTTTAAACTTGCTGAAACATTTTAAGAATATTACACTGATGCTGAGCATCGAAGGTACAGAAAGACATAACGAATACATGAGATATCCATCATCCTGGAGTGAGATAAAAAAAAATATTAACGAATTCAAAACTTTGAATAACACATACATTTACATCAACACAGTGGTTCAAAATCTAAATATTCTATATATTGATGAACTCATCAAATACGCACATCAAAATAATATTTACATACATCTATATTTGATAGATAATCCAGACTACTTAGATATGTTCAACTTACCAAAAAAAATACTACAAGAAGCATACAATAAGTTGAAAAATATCCCAAATGAAAAACTTATACATACTGACAACATAAAAGAAATAATTTCGTTATTAAAAGAACGACTGAATAACTATGTTGTTGATAAAAAAAAATATACACAATTTACTGAGATGATAAAAAGTCGCGATAATTATAGAAAAGTACACATTAAAAATTATATGCCCGAATTGGCAAGGGAAATTTATAAATGAAAATTTATGTAGGACACGACAGCAGGGAAGATATTGCATACCAAGTGTGTGAACACTCGATCAAACGTAGAGATATCGATGCGGAAGTATACCCGTTAAAGCAAAATGAGATGCGAGAGAAAGGCATCTACACCCGAGACATTGACAAGTTGGCCACCACGGAATTCACGTTCACGAGATTCTTCGTGCCATACCTGAACGACTACAAAGGCTGGGCGGTGTTCTGTGACTGCGATTTCCTCTGGAAGATCCCTGCAAAGGAATTAGAACAGTACTTTGATGACTCCAAGGCGGTCGTCTGTGTGCAACATGATTACACACCTGAGGATGGATCAATCAAGATGGACGGACAGCTACAGACAGCATATCCCAGGAAGAACTGGTCAAGCATGGTGCTGTGGAACTGTGCCCACCCAAAGAACAAGATGTTAACTCCCGAATTCCTGAACAAGCAGACTCCAAAGTTCCTGCACAGGTTCTCATGGTTGGAAGATTCAGAGATAGGCTCCCTATCACACGAATACAACTGGTTGGTGG